GCGCAGCTCTACGAGATCCCGCGAGCTGTTGAGCGCCTCATCGTCCAGTACCACACGGGGGACTACCAGTGAACCCGGGCTACATGCGGACGCCGCTGGAGGTGATGAACCCCACCGAAACGACTGATGCCTATGGGCAGTCGACAAGCACCTATTCGGTCGTCGCCACGGTCTTTGCGGCAATCAACGAAGCCAGCGCAGACGAGAAGATGAATCACCGTCAAATGAATCAGGTGATCACGCACCGCATCAGGACACGTTGGCATCCAAACATCACACACAAGACGCGGCTACGCACGGTTGCAAACGCTGCCGGCATGAGTGTCACGGCGTGGGACGTGGTGAGCGTGATCAACTGGCAGGAGCGCCGTGAGTATCTCGACTGCGTGTGCAGGCAGGTGGTCACCTAATGGCAAGGATTGGACGCCAATCCAACCTGCACAGGTACTTGATCAAAGGTCTTCCTGAAATGGAGAAGACGATCAAGGACATGTCGACCACCAGACTTCAGGAGGTTGTTGAGTCAGTCCTTGAGGAGATTGGTCGGCCAACCCAGCGAGCCCTGATCAACTACTACGGCAACAAGACCGGCAAGCACGACAGCGAAACTCTAACTCGGGCCATGCAGCACCGATGGTGGAGCAAGCGACGGCAGCAGGGTCTGCCTGTCGGATTCTCAAGAGCCCTGGCAGTACGAGTACTGCTCAAAGATGGATTCGGATTTAAGGTCGGGAAGCTGAAGACGACCGAAGGCTTTCTTCTGCGACTCATGGCTTGGGGCCCGGGGATCCATTTGATGGAAAAGGGGCGATACAAGCACAGCAAGGGGAACAACTACAGAGGATGGGGTCGCGGCATTTCAATCCTGAAGCGGTTTGCCGACTATGCCATTCAGCAATTAAACACAAAGCTGGGGCCGGCCTTTGAGCGTGCTGCCGCGGAGTCGGCCAGAGCAAATGGGGTAGGACGATGAGCGCAATCGTTGCCGCCGTAGTCCGTGACGCCTTGAGCTCGGCAACCGCAGTCACGGCCCTTGTGGGATCCGGTGCGTCTTTCCGCTGCTACGCAAGCTACAGACCAGGCACGTCACTGCCTGCGATTGTTCTGACATATGGCGAAGACAGAGATCTGAGCCCGTCTCATCAGCGCACAGACCAGGTGCGAAGGCTTGACATATCCATCGACTGCGTTGGGGAAACCCTCGCACAGTCACGGACTCTCGCCGAGGCTGTTCGTGTGGCACTGCACGGCGCTTCAGGCACCGGGCGCAGCTCGACACAAGTGTTTGAAATCCGAGTTTTGTCGTGCTCAACCGAGTTTGACATTGGCGCCGAGGGCACCGAGCCCGAGACGCACATCACCAGCGTTCGTGCCGAGTGCACCTATCGGTCGCCGGCCGTCTCACCAGTCACCATCACGGACCCGACCGGTCCCATCCCATAAAGGAACGACCCATGCCAGCATTCACAAGTTTCGGATCGACCCTCAAGGTCGGGGCGACAAACGCCGGGGCCTATCCTGCCACCGATCCATCGACTGCAGTCGGCGAAATTCTGTCCATGAATCTGGACGGAATCAGCCTGAACACGATCGACGTGACCACCATGACCGATCGGTTCCGCAAGTTCACGCCAGGACTGATCGACTCCGGCACGCTCAGCATCGAAGTCAACTTGGACCCAGACGATGCCCAGCAGGCTTCGACCATCGACCTGATCGACTCGACCGCTGGAACGACCGCTCCCGTCGCCCGGGCATGGCTCGTGGAGTTTGGATCCTCGAGCAACAAGGGCGCCCAGTTGAAGTGCGTCGGAATCCTGACCAATTTCTCCATCCGTGGATCCCTGGACGCGGCCGTGACAGCCACCTTCAGCATTAAGCTCACGGGTGAAGTGAACTTCGTGGACGTCGACTAACACATGAGCAGCCTCAAGGAAAAGCTCCTCGCGCTTCGTGCATCGGTCCCTTCGGAGACCGTGGACGTGCCCGGCGTCGGTCAGGTCGAGATTCGTGGCCTGACGGCCGGGCAGCGGGACGAGTGGGAGCAGCGCATTTACTCGGCGAAGGGCCGCACCATCAGGAATCTTCGGGCGTCGCTTGTGACCATGTGTTGCTACAGCGAAGGCCAGAGAATCTTCGATCCGCTGGATCTGGACGCGGTTGGCGAGCTTCCTGCTCGGGTTGTGGATCCCATCTACGAGGTTGCCAGTCGGCTGAGTGGCCTTGGAGCAAAGGATCAAGAGGACTTGGAAAAAAACTGCGAGGGCGCCCGCTGAGACAGTTCCTGTTTCGGCTGGCGCTGGCGCTTGGAATGACGGTTGAGGAGGTCTGCAAGCGCATGTCTGGGCTTGAGCTGCAAGAGTGGATTGCGTTCGACCGCATCAGTCCAATCGGGGACGAGCGGGCCGACCTGCGTGCTGGAATTGTCGCCAGCGTCATGGCGAACTGCCATCGAAGCAAGGGTGAACCATTCAAGCCTCAGGACTTCATGCCGTTCCTTGACAAGCCGCGAGTCGATCCACTTGAGGCAGCCAGGGCCATGAAGAAAGCACTGAAGGGAGGACGCTAATGGCGACCGTGGGCAAGCTCGCTGCAAAGATGGTGCTCGAGACTGACGAGTACATGGCGTCGGCCAGGAAGGTCATTAGGACCACCGATGACATGGCTGGAAAGATCTCTAGAGCCATCGAGAGGTCGTTTGGCGGTCTCCTCAAGAAGGGTCTCATTGGGGTGTTGGGCGCCGGCGCCGTGTCACAGATCACTTCGTCTCTTTCGGACGAGATGAGCAACGCGGCCAAGAGCGGCGGCAGCCGTCTTCAGGCTGTGCTGGACGGAATTGGATACGGCATCATCAACATCGGCAGGAACATCCCAATCATCGGAGATCTCGCATCCACTCTATACAGCGCGGCCACTGCCGGGTCTGATGCCAAGAAGCAAATGCGGGAGATGGCCCTTGCTGGTGCTGCGTCTCTTCAGCAGAAGCTGGGTCTTTCACCAGAGCAGCAGGCAATGCTTGACTCTGGTCTCTCGGTCAGGCAGATCGCGTCTCAACAAGATGAAATCTCTACGCAGTCGAAGATCATCGCCCTGCAACGCGAACAGCAAGCGTTGAAGCTGGACTATGAAGCCAAGCGAGAGGCTGCCGAAAAGGCTGGCCTGATTCGCGACGAGGAACTCTTTCAAAACTTTATTAAGAAAGACGCGGCGATCAGCCAGCAGATTGCACTTGAAAGAGAACTGGCCCGCATTCGTGAGCAAGAGAAGCGTGACAAGTACTGGGACAGTTTCTGGGACGATTACTTTGACGGCATAGAAGCTGCCGCGAACGAGTGGGACAACCTTCTCACACAGATCGAAACGGGCATCAATCGACAGGTCGAGCAAAGTCAACGTGAGCGCGATCGCCTGGTCATGGACAATCAGGACGAGCTCAATCGGATTCATGGTGCGAGCAATGTCCAGAGCATCGGCACCGCGGTGGGCGGGGTCCGAGTCGCCGGCGCTGTCGACTACAGCAGCGAGCGCATGGCGACGAACTTGGAGCGCATCCGGGAAATCGACGCCAAGATCGAAGACAACACCAAGTACCTGCGAGAACTGAGGGCCAACTGATGGCAGTCGTGTTCAAACTTCAATCCCAGAACGTCGCCTACGACCGGGACCAGTTCACCGCGACCGCGGTCTACGCGGTCTACGACGATGCTGGCGCCCTGCTGACCACCCAGAACATCATCAGCAGCGCTGGCCTGACTACCGTGCTTGGAGCGGCTGGCACTTCCGGCAGCGCCCTCAACTCGTTCGGCACGTACCTCAACGGAACAGGCACCGGCACTTCGAGCTACTCAAAGTTGAACTACAGCGGATACACGCTTGCGAATGCTGACGGAGGTGCGGCCTGGACGCTGACTGTGAACTTTGGGTCAGCGCAGAGTTCCTATGTCCCGACTGCCGTAGCCAAAGACATTGTTCCGGAGAACCAGCCCGGGTTCACGGCCGTCGAAATGGACATCAGCGCAGCCATCGTTCCAACATTTCGGGTTGACAACTACTCACTGCCTGCTGGTGCAGCTATTAGCAACCCAGGGGAGACTGACATTGGCGGCAAGCCTGTCGACCAAGCCGGCGAACCCATAGACGCTTTTGTTTCAACGCTTCGCTTTACGCTGCGAAATGTGATGAACGGGCGACCATCATCCACGCTGCTCGGAAACCTGGCCTCGCAGACGAACACTCGCAACAGCGCGGGCGTGACGATCGCGGGCTTCACCTGCCCAGCAGGGACGCTGCTCTTCACCGGCGCACAAATCAGCAGGGTCGGTCCTAACGCCTACGAGATCACCTACTCGATGGCGTACGACAAGGATTATCACCTTCGGCAGGTGGCAAAGGTCGACAGCACGAAGCAGGTCGTGATGGGCATTCTCTCGGGCGGCTCACTGACCACGACCGCCGCCACGCTTGACGCGGACCCGAACGCCCAGCGCTATGCAGGCGTCGTCATGTGGAAACAGCCGTTCCCTGGCACTAGCGATTTCAGCGGGCTCGTCTCCTGGTTGCCCTGATGCCCCGTCTTGCCTCAAACAGCAAGTCCAAGGTCGGCCCGATCTACCCGGGCCAGTTTCGGCATCTAGTTCGCGAGCTGAACAGACCGGAACTGAAGGGCCGGCAGTCCCCCAAGCCAGAGTTCGCAGACTGGTTCATCGCCAAGATCAAAGCGAGCCCCGTGCTCCTGTCTGGATCGACCACCCGCTGGCGCTACGCCTGGGAGGAGGTCGTGCTCAAGGACGACAACACGGTCGTGACCACGAGCGCCCGCCGAGCCAACGGGACCGACGCCACGACCTACGCGATCAATCTCTGCGAACTGTGCCAAGCCGGCGCGTCTCCGACCAAGGTCGGGCCCGGCGTGACCATCGCGACGATCCCCGCTGGCTTCACGCTGCAACCCATCGCCGCGAATACCTGCGTGATCATGTACTCGCTGCGCCGAGCCAGCGGGAAGCAGCTGTTCTGCTTCTCCATGCCCAACGCCATTGACGGCGCCTGCACCATCTGAGATCTGCCATGAGCCCTACCCCCATCGGACCACGTCACCACACGTCCCTGCCGCTCGCCACAGCCATCAGCGTCGCCCAGCTGGGGGTCTTGGTCATCGGCGTCGCCACCGTGTTCGTCACCCTTGGCCGGCGGGACGCCGTGCTTGACCGCCTTCACAGCGACATGGGCGAGCTGCGGGCTATCGCGCAGGAACTGGTCAAGAGTCAGGTCTTGGGCGCCGCGAACGACAAGAGCCACGAGGAAGCCCTCAGAGCCGTCGCAGCGAGACTCGACCGCATGGAAGCACGGCCGTGAGGATCGCACTGGCGGGCCTCCTGCTGCTTTTGGCGGCCTGCAGCCCGTCGAGGCAGATCGCGGAGGCTGCGAACTCGACCCAGACAGAGGCCGTGGCGATCCGGTCGGCGGCCCTCAAGATCGAGACCCTGAGCGCCAACCCGACCGTCAAGGCACACGCCATCGAGATCGTCGGGCGAGCCGACACGATCGTGCAAAATGCAGGGACTATCCACGCCGTCCTGCCGGGCGTCGAGGATCAGGTGCCGTGGTGGGCTGCCCTCTTGAAATGGCTTGCGGGTGCTGTAGTCGTGGTAGGCGTGGCTGTGATCCTGTTTCAGACCGGCATCGGAGCGGCAATCCGCGCAGCGATCGGCTGGATCCCACGCCGCAAGGTGCAGGAGGCGAACCTCGCTGCAGCTGCTCTCGATCCTGAACGGGCCGAGACCGTCCGCGAGCTGATCGCTGCCCGCCGGGCCAGCGACCCGCTCTTCGATGCCGCCTGGCGCAAGGAACAGGATCATGGAAACCCTGCGTAACGCCCTCGGCACCGGATTCTTCTCGGCTCTCGTCTTCGTCGCCGGCGCTCTGGTCGGCCCGTCCATGTGGCGCTGGCTGAACGCCAAGCTCCCCTGGAACAAGTGAGCCTCCACCGGGTCTGCTGCTGCAGTGTGACCTCCCAGCCGCGGCTCGTTCGCGGCGGGTGGTACCACTTCATCATGCTGGCGTCAGACGGGTCGGTCACCGTCATCGTCGGCAACGTGCAGCAGACCACCGTCGCCGGAAACTGCGAGTACGAGACGATCCCCGGACCACCACCGACCGGGCATCCCCTGACCGTCCCAGCGGCGGTGAACTCCAAGGCCGTGATCGACATCGAGGCCGGCGCCTATCACTGCGTCGTGCGGCACGATGATCACACGATCGCGTGCTGGGGCCTGAACACGATGGGGCAGTGCAACGTGCCCACAAGCTCAAGCAAGGGCAACCTGACTGACCCCGCAAACGCCAACCTCAAAAAGATCGTCGGCTTGCACGCGGGCTACAGCACGACCGCGGTGACATTCAACGACGGCACCGTCGTCTGTTGGGGCGACCCTGCCGTCGCTGACGTGGTGAACGGGTGGACAGACATCCTGATGAGCCCGCCCGTCCCTCGTGTCGATCCGCACACGAAGGCCCTGCCCATCGTGACCGACATCGACGCCGTGGCAACCGACAACGCGGCCTACTTCAAGCCGGCGCTCGATGGCGCATACGACACCACCAGCGAGACGGTCACCTACAACCTGCACATCGACCGCCTTGAGGAATGGCACAGCGGCCAGAAGCCTTGCCTGCCCATGTTTGACCTGGGCGTCGAGACCGACCCTCACCTGCCGATGGAGCTGAACGTGGAGGCGATGACCGCTCTCCCGTCGATCAACGTCCAATTCCCTCGCCGCGACGCCACAAACCCGGATCCATCCACTCAGGCATTCGGGCCCGACTGCACCTGCGAGGACGCCGGGCCACCAGCCGGCCCTTGGAGCACGGACTACATCGAGAAGTGCTGGAGGGATTTCGTCTTCAGCGCTCAAGACCAGCTGTACGGCGACGGCGTGAAGAGCTGCTGCGATCTTGAGATCAAGAAGGACTTCGCGGTCGCGATGCGCCGCACGGGTCAGGTCATCACGACCCGCAACACGAACAGCAACGGCAGCTGCCCGACTGGATACACAAATGGCGTAAGCAACTGCCGAGACTGTTCTGTCGATCAGTACATCAACGTCACGAACCCAAACACGACGCACGCAACTGGTGGTGGCGGAACGCTTACCTGCAACTGTGCCGCAGACCAGAAGTTTGACTACGACCTAGGCGGAGGACCGATCCCTACCTGCATTGACAACGCTTGTGGTTTTGGAATCAGCAAGGTGTTTCTGATTGAGGGAATCGGTTGCGTTGGTGCAAATCTTGCGACTGAGCGCTTCGGCTATGACCCCAACTGGGCAAAGGCTGAAAACGGATTGAACGGTCGATTCACAAGCGCCGAACAAGTTCGAGCCGGAAATCCGGTGTGGAATGGCACGCTGAAGTTTGGATGGGGCAATTCAAGGACTCGCGTGTACGACACACTCGAGCCTCCTGCTGGCGGCGGAAACCCAAACTGTGTTACCGCGCATCCTCAGGGCAGCAGCTGTAACGATCTTTGCCCGGGGCTGAACAGTTACGTCCTGACGCACGGCACCCAGAACAATTACGGAAAAGAGGCCAAGTACGACTATCCGGCACAGTTCTACTGCGCCGGCATTCACGGTGGCACCAACACGACGCACTGGAACAGCACACCTATCGGTCTTGAGTATCAGGGGCCTGCGTTTGGAGATTGCACGCCCGTCCAGAGCGCGGCCGCACAGAAGTGCAAGGATTGCGGCGAAGACTTGCGCCAATGTGGTCCGCTGCGCCAGTTCGCCATCCCTAACGGCGGCGTCTTCTCATACGGCTGCATCTATTCGCTGAATCTGGACAAGTACGGCTACGACAATTCGTACCGAGCGCAGTACAAAGAGTTCTATTTACAGGACAGCCCTGGCGTCTGCAGCGCTATGGAGCTGGCGGCGTGGAGCTGGGGGCGCATGGGCTCAAAGCCGTGGGGCCCGTGGCACATGGGCGTGCGCAACGGAGTCGGCGATGCGTTCAACCGCAAGGGCAACGTCTGCCACTGCTGCGCGTGCGAAGGTGCAGGAGGCACGAGCGGGCACATCTCCCCGAGCCCGGGCTACCCGGTCGTCGTGGTCCCGTACCACTCCGTTGACTGCCTGAACAACGCGATTGGCTACAGCGTGAACGGCGTGTACGACCAGATCGACAAGGTGCTGGGCACCCTGTTCGGCATGCCGTGGGAACACAACTGGCAGCACACGTTCGACCAAGGCAACCTGCTCAACGGGTCTGGCCCAACCTGCAACCCAGACTGCTTCCACGTTTGGAAAGGTGCTTGCTGCGTCGGAGTCAACCAGCCGTGTTCCAGCGCCACCATCAAACCAAATCCTTGGACCGGAGACTGCACGCCATCTACTGTCGACCAGGGCTACTCGTACTACGGCGCGACGTTTGGCATGTATCACCCGCCGCGGTCGGTCGCGAGCACGCGCATGGCGTTCGCGGTCATTCGACCCGATCACAGGACCTACGAGCTGGTCGGAGGCAATCTGCAACGGGTGGACAAGACCGACAACAGCATCGCGCAGCCCGGGCCGGCGGCCTACGGCAAGGACGAGACGCAGTACGAGACCTGCGATTTCACGATCAACGGATGCCCGGGTACCGAGAACGAGTTTGGCGAGTGCTCTACTCCGTGCGAGGACCCACGCGAGCCCTTGCAGCAGACCTGCGCAGAGGTGCGCACCGAGCACATGCTGCACATCTGGGGCAGTCTGTGGGATCCGTGCCCGCCGTGGCCTCGGGTCTGCCTTGCTGATTGCGATCTCATTACGGAAAACCCACAGACGGAGAAGCCCTGCTGTGATCCGGCTCAGATGAATCCAGCTGCGCCCGATTACTGCTGCTGCGACCCAAGCGAAACAAATCCAAACAGCCCGCGTTTCTGTTCCCCTGGCGAGGCCGAGGCTTGCCCATGCTTGGCGGAATACTGCTGCGATCCTGACACGGATCCAGAGTGCCCGTGCGACCCTCGAATCAACGGGCCGTGTAAATGTCCGCCATACCCAACATGGACGCGAGTTCCGACGACGGTGAAGATCGGCGAAGGTAATCCTGCCGCAAATCAAGAGCGCTTGAGCGCCGTGGGATCATGGCAGACGATCAACGGGAACAAGGTGTGGGTGATTGCAGACCCAAAGGACTGCTGGTGTGGACACCCTGGTGCGACTGAGTGCATGGATCCACTTCCATTTGCCCTGTGCATCGACTGCACCGATCACGTCAAGGATTTCCAGACGACCAGCGACTACTCGCACACGAACGGGTGAACATGACCAAGGTCTGGTACTACAAGCCGGCGCCCATCGAGACACAGGACGAGCGCCGTCAGATCGTGAACCGCATCATGGGCTCGCACATCGACGCTGCGGAGCACATGCGTAAGCAGCGCGAGATCGAGGCTAAGCGACGAGCCGCGGCAAAGCAGCCATCTGTCGGGTCCAAGGTCGCCGGCTACCTCAAGGCTGAGGCAAAGCATGCCGTGCAGGGCCCGGCGCCGGCCGAGGTCGTCGAGCAGCGCATTAGGCTGTGCATGGAGTGCCCAGGGCGCGTCGACGTGTACCAAGGCGTGAAGGACGACGGCGGCGTCGGATTCTGCACCCAGTGCGGATGCCCAGCGAATCAGCGCTCGAAGTTGTCCGTGAAGCTGACGCTTGCCGGCGTGACATGCCCGCTCTCGAAGTTCGGTCCTGTCGAGGGCACGGGCGGCAGTGCTGCCACTGCGTTCGAGGCCGCCAAGGGCGTGGTCTCGAGCGTCGTCGCGCAGCTGCGGAAGATCATCTGAGCCGGGCTGGCGGGGCCTTTGGCGGAAACCAAGACTGATACAAGTCGACTGCTTTGGGCGTGAGCAGCAGCCCGACCCCGACAAGCACGACGATGCCGAGGATCGTCAGCAGCACTTTCAGACTGCTCTTCTCCCGTTCGCGCTCCTGCTTGGCGACCTCCATCAACTCCTGCGCCTCGATGTCACGACGGACACGGGCCCGTAGTAGTTCCTCTTCGACGATCCGCTGGCGCTCGCCTTCGCTCAGTCCGCCGGATTCCTGAACGCTGTGCATTCGGTCAAGTTACCGCCCCTCCTCGTACCAGTTCAACCGAGGATTCTGCGATTCTTGCACCATGATCGTCCGGGTGACCGTAGAGTTTTGCGTGGATTCAACGCGGGCGCAGGAGATGGACCTCCGTGCGCAGGTGGACGCATGGACTGCGCACTGCCGGGACTACGACGGCCAAGCCCGCCGGAACGTCGAGCAGCAGGCCCGGTGGGTCAAAGACTGGCTGGACCACCTTGGGGACCGCCGTGCGACCCCTGCCGCATGCGTCGACTGGCTGCGCCATGTAACACGACGTAACACGCTGGCGCCTCAGACGGTCAGGAACCGGATTACGGCCTGCCGGCGTTTCTGCGGGTGGCTGGTAGTTCAAGAAGTTTTGAAATCAAACCCGTGGGTGTCGGTGCCGGCGCCGCGTGGGCGCAGTGGGCAGGGGCAAGACGCCCTCACCGATCAGCAGGTGGACGCCCTGATCGCGCACGCCAGGCGGCAGTCCGGGCGCGGGCGGAAGCCAAGCGATAGAGCAAGCGCCGCCAACCGAGCCAACCTGTACCAGTTCCTGCAACTGACCGGCCTGCGCCGCGGTGAGGCCCGAGCGCAGCTGTGGAAAGACATTGACCTTCAGGCGCGGACGATGATCGTTTCGCACGACAAGGCGCGGCGCCGAGACGCGGTGCCACTGTGTGCCAGCGTCTGCCAGTTGCTGTCAGATATTGCCAAGCGCGGGCCCAAGGTCTTCGATCGCATCGTCACAGACAAGGCGCTGAAGGCCGATCTGGCTGCCTGCGGTATCACCGGGCGGTACTCGTGGCACTCGTTCCGGGCTGGGTACATCACCAGCCAATTCGAGGCAGGGACCCAGCCGGAACTGATCCAGCGGCTGGTACGGCATCGATCTATCGACCAGACTCACCGATACTTGCGGCACCGGGAACCCCGTTTGCGCGAAGCGGCAGAGGCTCGCGGAAAAAAGTTCGAGGAATCCTGTTACACCAAAACCCGTGCGGCCGATAGGTTTCGCGTGGATTCAACGATGGCCTCTGGCGCATCCAACTCAGCGAACTCTTCGACGACCAGCGCGGGCAGCGCGCCTTGGGCCGTTGAATCCACTTCATCCCGCGCTGGTCTTCGATGCGTTCGCAGCCGTTCTGCCACCCGACAAACACAAGAGGCCCGCGCGACGCGCGAGCCTCTCGTGAGTCGGGGTGACAGGATTTGCACCGACACCCTCAGTCGTGTGGTGGAGCGGCTCCTTGACATGAACACCGATGAGGCCGTGATGCTCGCCGGTGCGCTGCTTTTGCAGCAGGGAGCCACTTATGAGCAAGGAAGCAGTGTTGGAGGCCCGAGGGATGTGGGCCAAGACGGGCGAGGACGTGTTCCTGGCGATGCAGCGTCTCGTTCGCGAGGGCGACACGCTCGACGCAACGTTGATCCAGCTGGTCGCTGACCAGCGCATGGGCGAACTTGTTCGCCTGCTCCAGGTGCGCACACGCGGGGCGCATGCGAGCGCGAATCAGGTCGTGGCGGCATGCGATGACATCATCGCCGGTCGCACCTCGAAGCCTGTTCCGCTCGTCTCGCTGGGCCAAGGCGACTACCGACGCGACTACCACGAGGACGAGCAGATCCTGAAGTTCGAGGTCGCCCGCGACGGGTGGGCCAAGCTGTGCGCAAAGAGCGTTCGCCGCCTGCTGGGGGTGGTGCGATGACGCAGCAGCAGGTCGCAGAGCGGCTCGGGGTTTCCCGCAAGACCGTCAACGTGGAAGAGCGCCGCGCGCTGCAGAAGTTCGCCGACGCGATCGTCGATCTAGCGCAGGCTGACGAGCAGTTCATGTGCATGCTTCAGGAGGCGTTCCGATGCACGAAGTCAGCGAACTGATCCGCAGGCGCATCGTTCACGGGATGCCAGCGGCTGAGTACCACGCCGCGGATGCCATCGGGTCCAGCACCGTCCGTGCCCTGATCTCCTCGACTCCGGCCCATGCGAAGTACGCGCTCTCGCATGGGGAGCAGTCCGAGTCGCAGGCGCTGGGCACGGCGGTGCATGCCGCGATCCTTGAGCCGCACACCTTCCTGAAGCAGATCGCGATCGCGCCCGACGTGGATCGCCGCACGAAGGAAGGCAAGGAGCGCTGGGCGTCGTTTCAGGAAACCTCCGCCGGTCGCACCGTGATCACGCACGACCAGGGCGAGCAGCTGCGGCGCATGAAGGAGGAGTTCGACGCCTGCAAGACCGCTACCGCTCTCCTGCAGAAGTGCCAGCACCGGGAGGTGTCGATCTTCGCCGCCGACATCGTGCACACGAAGGCTCGGCTGGACGCCTACGGGCACGGCATCGTGGTCGATGTGAAGACCACGCGCGGCCACGCGAGCCGCAAGGGGTTCGAGAGTGCGATCAGCCAGTACGGCTACGGTATTCAGGCGGCGCACTACCGCCGGGTGTGCCACCAGGCGAAGGTCCCCTGCACGGACTTCATGTTCGTCGTGATGGAGACCGCCGAGCCCTACGGCGTCGCCGTGTACCGGCTGGAGGACGAGGTGATCGACCTCTACGACCAGATGGTGCAGGAGGCGCTGGAAGTGTGGCGCGGCTGCGTCGAGGAGAAGCGTTTCCGGGCCTACCCGGATGAAGTGCAGTCGATCGGCGTACCAGCGTGGCTGCGTCGGCAGCTGCAGGAAGGACAGGTGGCGGCGTGATGAATCATCGACCCTCAGACGTGCCGACCGACGAAACCTCACAGGCCGAGCGCATCCGCAGGCTGGAGCATCGGTGTGACATGGAGGCGGCGCACCTTTCGGAAATGAAGGCGCAGGTGCGGCAACTCATTGCCGAGCGTGACGCGGCGCGAGAGAAGGTAGCCCGGATCATGGCTGGCCTCGAAGGCTGCTGCATGACCTGCGAACCCATCGGCGTGCGGAACCAGCAGATGGAACGGGACATTGAAACGCTGAAGGAGCAGCGCGACCAAGCCAGGCGCTGGTTCTGCCAGCACGTGGAACTGCACCTTGGCGGCGACGGAACACGTGTTGCAAAGGGACATGGATGGGACTGCTTCAAGGAGGACACCAAGTGACCCTCCCCCACGAGCGCACGATGGCCGTGTTCAAGGTGCAGGCGTTCCTGTCGAAGCTGATGACGCCAAAGGATGGCGGCTACAAGGGAATTCCGAAGCCAGTGCGTGAAGAGGCGCGCCGGCTGACGAAGCACTACCCGATGGCGTGCGACCTGCTCACCCAGGCGTCGTTCTGTTCCGAGACCGTCCGCAAGTGGGCCACTGAGATGGACCGCTACTACCGAGGAGACAGCAAGTGAGCATCACCAACCTGACCGATATGCAAGCGATCGACCAGATCGTCATCAGCGGAGACCTGTCGAGGCTGACGCCCGAGCAGCGGGTGTCATATGTGAACACCGTGTGCAAGTCGCTGGGCCTGAACCCGGCTACGCGCCCATTCGCATTCCAGAACTTCCAAGGCCGCCTGGTCATGTACGCGACCAAGGACTGCAGCGAGCAGCTGCGGAAGCTGCACGGCGTGAACATCAGGATCACGGGCCGGTCATCAGACACCGACACTGGTATCTACACGGTGACGGTGCGAGGAGTGGACAAGACCTTTCGGCGCGACGAGGCGAGCGGTTCGGTCAGCATTGCCGGTCTCCGTGGGTCAGACCTTGCCAACGCAATGATGAAGGCCGAAACCAAGGCCAAGCGCCGGCTCACGCTTTCGATCTGTGGGCTTGGCTACATCGACGAGACCGAGGTAGATGACATGCAGCCGAGCAGGCCGCAGGCTGTGCAGAGTTCGTCCCGGGTGGAAGAGATCAACCGACTCCTCACGGCTCCATCGACGGAGGCCGTGGTGGCTCCCCAGGCCGAGCCTGCGGTGGTTGAGTCGCCACCGCAGGCAGGCTTGGAGCAACTCGCCGAGGAGGTCGCCGCGCTGGGCCGCAAGGCCGGGCATAAGCGCACGGGAATGCAGGCGCTGGCTGCAGCGAAGAAGAAGGGCAAGGACGAAGCAGGCACCCGCCGGGTGCTTGAGGAATGGCACGAAGCGATCAGCAACACACTCAACAAGGAGAACATGAAGTGAACGTCATCTGGAACAGCGAAGAGGACAAGCCGAAGGCACAGAAGGAGTTCAAGAACGAGCCGTGCCCCGAGGGGACATGGGAGTTCGAGATCGTCAAGAGCGTGGCCCGGCAGAGCCAGTTCGACAACGTGAAGACGAAGGACAACCCCGAAGGATGGGAGTGGAGCCTGTGGCTGGACACGACCGTCAACGGCACCCGCTACCGCGTGTTCGACTCGATCGCTGTGACGCACATCACGCGAATCAACGAGGTGCTCCGGGCGACCGGGCGCCCCGAGCTGCGCCCTGGCAAGGATCACCGCGTGGACGAGCAGAGCGTTGAGGGCGAGCGCGTTCGCGTGCGCGTCTATCACACGAAGGCTGGCAAGGCGCGCGCTGGCGACTACCTGAAGGCCGCGGACCAGCCAAAGAAGGCCGCGCCGAGCCGCGGCAAGGTCGATCACTCGGACATCCCCTTCTGAATCCCCCGAGTGGCCGGGGCGGCGAGCAGTGAGCCGCCCTGGCTGTTGGGATCAAAGTCGCCATACATGTTGGGAAGTGGAGCGGAATCGCTCCAAGGCAAGGACGCTAATGATTGAACCAAGTTGGGTCGTGAAGGAGCGCGATGTTTCGTGCGGAAACTTTGAAAATGAGAAGGCGGCGGCGTCGTATTTTGATTGTTGTGCAAAGTTGCTTGAACCGCACTTTGAGGTGTTGTCTGAGCGGACCGTAGAACTTGGGACTCCGCCGATTGGCTACTCGCAGGGCAAGCACACAAAGTTTTGCTTTAGGCCGGATCGACTGCTGATTCCGCGCGACACGCAGTACATGAATGAACGATGGAATCTCGGAGTTGTTGCGGTCGAATTGAAGAGGTCCGGCGAGCCTATTGGCCCGGCTTGGAGGCAAGCGCACAACTACGTTGGCTCTAGGTTTTTTGACTCGCGCCTTGGATTGATTCATTGCGTGTCCACGGTGTTTGTGTTTCCGTTTCTACGGCAAGCTGCCGATCAAGCCAACTACATGAATCACTTTCGGGTTGGTGTTGCGCGACCGATTGGAGACTGTGGGGTTCAGTTCGCACTAGCAAGCGATGTCATCCTCAACGTCATTGATAACTGGCGTTGTGACGTAAATCTGTCGCGTCTGCAATTCCACACCGGAAGTCTTTGACGCCATGCCTGAAACCACGCACCCGGCTGTCGAGGCCGCATACCAGCTGCTCGGGTTCATCTTCGAGGCTGAGGATCTGGTCGAGATTCGCACGCTCGGCACCAGGCCGACGCAGCGCTGGGCGAAACTGCACGAGCTAGCGCCGATCCTGCAGCAGGCGGCCGACTTCCCCGCCGGCACCCATGTCTACTTCGGCGCGAACCCGCGCAGCCGCAACGGCGGCAAGGCCGAGGATGTGGCGCTCGCCCGCTGCTTGTTTGCAGACTTCGATCACGGCTGCACCCTCGAGCAGGCCCGGCTGAAGTGGACCGACGCCTGCATCCCCGAGCCGACGGTCATCGTGGCAACGGGCGGCGGCATCCACGCCTGGTGGAGGCTGCAGGAGCCGCTGACCGACCTGAAGGCGTGGACGGAGCTGCAGGACGCGTTGGCCGTGCGCCTCCAGTCAGACCGATCCGTCACCGACGCCCCCCGCATCATGCGCATGCCGGGCTTCGTGAACTGGAAGTACCCGGAGCGCCCGACCTGCACGGTGCTTGCGTGCGAGCCTGACCGCGCCTACGGGCTCGAGGAGTTCCCTGAGCCGGGCGTCTTCCAGAAAGTGGAAGATAAACTTCCACCTGCGCCGGCAGGAAGCCTCAGCGACCTTTCCAAGCGCTTCCTCGAGGACGGGTACCTGATCCCCGGCTACGGCCGGCGCGACACGATCTTCACCGTCGCCTGCGACCTGAAGGCGCGCCAGTGGGCGCAGGGCGACGCCGAGGTCGCCATCATGCGCCGGGCCCGCCTGCTGGGCCTCGGCCCGGATGACCTCGCCGACCTGCCTAGGCAGATCGCGAACGCCTTCAAGGGCGAGCGGACGCCGCTGCAGGGGAAGGCCGAGGAGGCGCAGGTGGTGGTCGATGACACCCCCGCCATCAGCATCCGCGACCTGCTGCAGCGCAACCCCAAGATGCGCCGGCCGATCGTCCACGACCTCCTGCGGTCTGGCGAGACCATGAACATCATCGCCGCGCCCAAGACGGGCAAGAGCTGGATGGTGCTAGACCTCGCCCTCTGCGTCGCCACTGGGCGACCGTGGCTGCATCGGTTCAAGGTCGAGCGCGCCCCGGTCGTGCTGATCGACAACGAGCTGCACGAGGAGACGCTCGCCGACCGCCTCCAGCGGGTCGCTACGGCCAAGGGGATCCCAGTGGACGATCTGGACGGGTGGCTGGAAGTCAAGAGCCTGCGCGGCGCCCTGCAGAGCTTCAAGAAGCTCGACGCCGGCATGCTGGCCCCCAAGCGGGTTGAGCCGGGCCGATACGGCATGGTCATCTTCGACGCCTTCTACCGCTTCAACTGCGATGAAGGGTCCGACGAGAACGACAACGGCTACATGGCCCAGACCTACAACCTGCTCGACTCGATGGCAAAGCGCCTCGACGCCTGCCTGGTCTGCATCCACCACACCTCGAAGGGCAACCAGTCGGACAAGGCGGTGACGGACGTGGGCGCCGGCGCGGGGTCGATGAGCCGAGCCGCCGATACCCACCTTGTCCTGCGGGAGCACGAGCTGCAGGGCCATCTGGTCGTCGACGCCGCCTGCAGGTCTTGGAAGCCCCTAGAACCGACCGTGGTGCGGTTCGAGTACCCGCTGTTCCACCCCGAGCCAAATCTGGCCCCGACGCTGAAGAAGAAGGCCAAGAAGGAGGACGGCTGGAGTCCTGAGCGGTTTGCCGATGAGATCGTCGGCAAGACGGCCGTGGACGGCAAGACGGTGCTGGCGCGGTCTTTGAAGGCCGGGCTTACAGAGAGCCGCTGCAAGACCTTGCGAATGGCCGCAGCTGGAGACGGACTGATTGAGAACATAGGTGGCAATACGAAGACTGCGCTGTGGGTCTGCCGCGTCCCAATAACCCATTCGTCGAGTCATTCGTCGAGGGTCTCCGAATCATCTCCGAATCAAGTTTGCAAGGCTGTTGATTCGGAGGGGGAGACCCTAAAGGGATCTCCCCCCCGAATCAATCAGCAGCCTGTAGGCGACACCAAATGACCGCCTACGTCCCCTCCCCGGCGCAGGTGGTCGAGGCCCTCGCCAGCCTGGATGTGGGTGGCATCCGACCCCGTGAGGTCGCAGGCTGGAAGGGCAAGCTCAAGCACGACCTCGAGCAGGCCAGCATGTCCCTATGGGTCTTGATCCTCGTCGCCCGGGTCGACGAGTGCCAAGCCTGCGACGTGCTCAACCTCCCCCACTGCGTCGACTGCCGCGGGTACATGAAGGCCCTGCCCGTCGACGACGAGGCCCTCCAGCAAACCGTGCAGCTCGTCGTCGAGACCGTCCAAGCCCTCAACCGCGCACGGGCTAGGAGTCGCCGATGAGCGTGGGAGAATGCAGGCATGGACACGACCCTGCACTGGGGCCCATGCGACGGCGACGTCGTGACCGTCGAGGACACGGACCGAGAGATTCGGGTCCCTGTGGTCTGTGGCATCTGCCTCGACGACTTGCCCGTCGCCCTGGACAAGGCGCTATACAGCGAGGCGGTCTACATGCGGGACAGCGAGGGACGCTGGATCTATTCGGGCCGCATGCGCTACGCCGCCGACGGGTCCGCGTACTGGCACGCGGCCTAGGGGCTTGCGGGGCGGCATTTCGCTGTGATGCTGATGGCGTGGGAAAGCACAGCCGGCAGAAGGGCAAGCGAGGCGAACGCGAGGCCGCGGCGCAGATCTCGCATCACTGGGGCGCAGTCGGAGCGCGTCGCAGTGTGCAGTTCTGTGGCCGCGCCGGCGACGCTGATCTCACGGGCGTGGATGGCATCCACTGCGAATGCAAGCGCTACGCCAGGATTGCAGCGCTGGACTTTCTTGAGCAGGCCGAGATGGAGGCGCAGCCCGGATCTGTACCCGTCGTGCTCATGCGCGAGGACTGCAACACCGAGTGGACCGTGATG